ATTTGTATACCATCTTATTTAATTCTCTACGTGTTATACAACGGGACAGTACCAAACAATTTTTAAAAGGTTTAATTGATTTGTCCCGATAACGTTTTCTTATCACTAATCTATTTAAGATATGTTTTACCTAATAGTTGTTAGTTTTTGGTTTTTTAAAGAGGGGGTATACCCCAAAATATTCCTGCAGATTTCTCTCTATATATACATGGAACATTTTCACACACACACAGACAGTTTTCCTAAAACAACCCACCCCCTTTTATCCACACTTAATCCAAATTTTTTATTTTACTATTTTTTACAAATGAACTAGATGTAGTATATGGATCACCTAGACTTAGAAGATGTAGAATCAATCTGTTATATTGAAGAAGGCAGCAACAATGTAATAATGAAGTTCTATGGATTTACTGCTTCTAAACAAGCAGAGCTATTTAGCGTCTTTGCTATGAAGAAACTAGACTTTGATTACATACCAAATGATGCGTATAGGAATAACTCTATACACTAGATATGGATATTAAAATCCCGTATACACCAAGAAAGCTACGTAATCTCTTTCGAGGATTACAAGAAACCGAGGTTAAATGGATATAAAGATTCCATACACACCAAGAAAGCATCAAAAGCTATTACACCAACAGATTGATAAACATAGATGGAGTGTGCTAGTCTGTCACAGGAGATTTGGCAAAACCGTCTGCATGATTAACCACCTTATTAAATCAGCACTAATGTGCAAACAGAAGAACCCTAGATTTGCCTATCTTGCACCAACATTCAAACAAGCCAAGAGTATCGCATGGGACTACATGAAACAATTTACTGACAAAATACCCCACACTAAGTTTAACGAAACAGAACTTAGAGTTGATTTACCTAATGGTGCTAGAATTACTTTACTTGGATCAGATTCACCAGATGGATTAAGAGGTATATATTTGGATGGCTGCGTCATTGATGAATACGCTAACGTAAACAGTAGGTTGTTTCCAGAAATTATTAGACCAGCATTATCAGATCGTAAAGGCTACTGTGTCTTTATTGGTACACCAGCAGGAATGAACAACAACTTCTATGAATTATACCAACACGCTAATGGAGCAGAGGATTGGTTTAACTATAAGGCAAAAGCAAGTGATACCAAAATTGTGGATGAAGATGAGTTGGTCAAGGCAAAAGAAGTAATGGGTGAGAAGAAGTACAACCAAGAATTTGAGTGTGATTGGATTGCTAACATTGAAGGAGCAGTATATGGAGATGTGATTGGCAAGATGGATGACAATAAGCAATTAACAAGAGTACCTTACGATCCTGCACTACCAGTTTCGACAGCATGGGATTTGGGGGTTTCAGACCATAGTGCTATTATCTTTTATCAGCAGAATGGAAGTGTCATTAACATTATTGATTACCATGAAGAGAGAGGTCAAGGATTACCATATTACATCAAGATGGTAGACAACAAAGATTACGTTTACAAAAATCACTTTGCACCACACGACATTGAAGTAACCGAGTTTGGCAATGGTAAGACCCGGAGAGAGGTTGCTACGCAATTAGGATTAAGGTTTAAGGTAGTCCCAAAAATACCCCTTGAGGATGGCATACACGCTACCACAATGACGTTACCAAGATGTTACATAGATACAGACCATTGCAAAAAGTTAATAGATGCGTTAAGACATTACCACAGGAGATATGTAGATAAAGATAGAATGTTTAAAACAAAGCCTGTACATGATTGGAGTTCACACGCAGCGGATGCTATGAGGTATCTAGCGGTGGGACTTCAAGAAATTAATACTAGACAAACTGCTCCACAAAGTATAGCAGATAATAGTTATCAGATTATTTAAAAGGAAAAATTTTATGGGTTCAATATTTAAACCAAAGACACCACCTTTACCACCGGTTGCTCCACCAATAGAAGCTCCATCATCAGAAATATCTGATGAGGAAAAAGCACAAATTAAAAAAGACAGAGATGCTGTGGAAAGAAAAAGAAAAGGCAGAAGGTCTACAATATTAACTGGTCCACTTGGAATACAAGAAGATCAAGAAGATGCAACTAACACGTTGCTAGGAAAGAATTAACATGGGTGGAAGTTCAGCAGGTAGTGGTAGTTCAGACGCACCCAACACATCAAGATCAACACTATCTTCAAAAAATCAAGCGAAGGCAGATAAAAAATCAAGAGCAGATGCTAATGTAGAAATGGGTTTAGGCAAAGATAGAATGTCAAACTTCAGCAAAAGTCAAGGTGGGACAAAACCAGATAATGATGGTGGTAGTGATAACAACAATACTATTACTCAAGTAACTAAAACTGCACCAACAGTAGCTGAAGTAAGTCAAGTAACTACAACAGACGCAGCTGCGGAAGATACAGAAGCAAACAGATTATTAAAAATTAAAAAAAAGGCAGATCACAATCAATTATAACAGGATCAAAAGGTGTTACAAAAACATCAACAGATTATTCATTAGGTAAGAAAAGTTTATTAGGAAGAGTATAATGGCAAAAACAGAAACAACTACAAAGTTACTAGCAAGATTTGGCAGACTAAATTCTCAAAGAGTTAACTGGGAAAATCATTGGCAAGAAGTTGCTGATTACATGATGCCAAGAAAAGCAAACATTACTAAAAGAAGAACAAGAGGAGATAAAAGAAATGAATTAATTTTTGATTCATCTCCACTACAAGCATTAGAATTATTAGCAGCATCACTACATGGCATGATGACTAATCCATCAACACCTTGGTTTACTCTTAAATTTAAAGATGCACAAATGGATCAGAATGATGAAGCTAAACTTTGGTTAGAAAGTGTAACTGCAGATATGTACACAGCATTTAATAGATCAAACTTCCAACAAGAAATTTTTGAATTGTACCATGATCTAATTACATTTGGTACTGCAGCAATGTATGTTGAAGAAGATGATGAAGATTTATTAAAATTTTCTACAAAACATATTGCTGAAATATTTATAGCTGAAGATGATAAAGGTAGAATAGATACTGTCTACAGAAAGTTTACTTTATCTGCTAGAGCTTTAGTACAAAAGTTTGGCAACAAGGTTTCGCAAAACATAAAAGTAATGTCTGAAAAAGACCCATACCAAGATGTAGATATTTTACATTGTGTATATCCAAGAGCAGACTTTAATCCTAAATTAAAAGACCAAGAGAATATGCCATTTGAATCTGTGTATTTAGAAATGGGTAGTGGTGACGAATTATCTGTATCTGGATTTAAAGAGTTCCCTTATGTAGTTCCAAGATATTTAAAAGCATCACACGAAATTTATGGTAGATCACCTGCAATGACAGCCTTACCAGATGTTAAGATGCTAAATGAAATGTCTAAGACAACAATCAAAGCTGCACAGAAACAAGTTGACCCACCACTATTAGTTCCGGATGATGGATTCTTACTTCCTGTTAGAACTGTACCGGGTGGATTAAACTTTTATAGAAGTGGTACAAGAGATAGAATTGAACCATTAAACATTGGTGCAAACAATCCATTAGGTTTAAACATGGAAGAGCAAAGAAGAAATGCTATTAGAGAAGTATTCTATGTAAACCAATTACAATTACAACAAGGTCCACAAATGACAGCTACAGAAGTTGTACAAAGAAACGAAGAGAAGATGAGATTACTTGGACCAGTATTAGGTAGACTACAATCTGAATTATTAAAACCATTGATTGATAGATGTTTCAATATTCTATTAAGAAAAAATCAATTTGCAGAAGCACCAGAGTTTTTATCGGGTCAAGATGTAGAAATAGAATATGTTTCTCCATTAGCTAAAGCACAAAAATCTACAGAACTTTCATCAATAACTAGAGCATTGGAAATACTAGGGGGTCTAGCAAATGTAGCACCTGTATTTGATTACATTAACTTTGACGCATTGGTTAAACACGTTGCGGATATTGTGGGTATGCCACAGAAGTTATTAAAACTACAATCTCAAGTTAATGCTGAAAGAGAACAACAAGCAGCACAAGCTGAACAACAACAACAAATGGCACAGATGCAACAGGTTGCACAAGCTGGGGGACAAATCGCACCACTAGCAAAGGCATTACCTGAAGAAGCAAAAGCCTTAGTAGAATAATATGTCAAGATTTGGAAAAGCAATAAAAATGGCAGTTGCAGCAGGTATAATAAAACCTGTTACTCCAAAAACTGAAAAAAAAACAACAACAAATAAAACAGAAACTTCTACAGTTACAAAAAATAATAATAAAAAAATTACAACTACAAAAAATAATAATACAAGAGTAGGAATATCAGCATCTATACTTAATAAATTTAATTTATTAAAAAAAAAATCTAAAACTAAAAAATTAACTAATTATTCATTAGGTAAAAAAAGTTTACTAGGAAGAGTATAATATGGCTTCTAAAGAAAATAAAATGAGAGGACTTCAAGAGTTTGCTAAATCTTTAAGAAGAGGAGAGGGTGGAGCAGCTATTGCAAAACTTCTTTATTATTCGTTAAACCCAACTCCTGTAGACGTATCTACAAAAAATACAACTACAAAAAATACAACTACAAAAAATAATAATAAAAGAAAAGGAATATCAAAATCTATACTTAATCAATCTAATTTATTAAAAAAAAATCCACAATTAAAAGAAACATTACTAGGGGGTAAATGGAAACAAGGAACAAGAAAAACAAGTAAGAGAAATACAAAACAATTAAAAGAACTACAAAAAGATTATCAATTTATTTTTGCATCAAATGAAGGTAAGAATGTTTTAACTGACATTGAAAAAAGATGTCATTATCATACTACTACTAATGTAAAAGGAGATAGTCACGAGAGTGCATACTTAGAGGGACAACGTAGCGTCATTCTATTTATTAAATCAATGCTACAACAAAAGGATAAATAATGTCAAGTGAACAGATAACACAAGAAGCTGTGCCTGTAGAAACAACAAGTACAGAAACAACACAACCTACTGCAACACCATCAACTGTATCAAATGGAGATACTCCTGTAAGTTGGAAAAGTTCTATAAGCGAAGAATTTAGAAACGATCCTAACATTGAAAAGTTTACAGAGATAGATGCTCTAGCTAAATCTTATATCAATGCTACAAGAATGATTGGTCAAGACAAAGTTGCTGTACCCAATAAAAATTCAACTGAAGATCAATGGAATGAAGTGTACTCAAAATTGGGTAGACCAGAATCTGCAGACAAATATGCTTTAAATATTGAATCAGAAGCAGTAGCTATGGATGAAGGTGCAATTAAATCTTTTGCCGAACAATCTCATAAACTTGGTTTAAACAATACACAAGCTCAAGGTATATTAGAGTTCTATAAAAATAATATGGAAAGCAATATGCAAAGAGCAACTGTTGATACTGAAACTGCACAAGCTCAAGCTGAAACAGAATTAAGAGCTGAGTGGGGTAAAGAGTTTGATAGCAATGTTTCAAAAGCTAGTGCATTAGCAAAAGCAAATATGAATCCAGAAATACTAGATTTACAGATGCAAGATGGTACTAGGATTGGAGATCATCCAGAAATCATAAAAGGTTTTGCAAAGATTGCTGGTATGCTTTCAGAAGATAAATTAGTTTCAACTGAAAGTGAAAGTGTTAATTCAATGAAAGATTTACAATCAGAAATATCAGCTATTACTAATGATACAACTGGACCTTATTGGAATAACAAACATCCGGATCACGCAAAAATGGTTCAACAGGTTTATACATTAAGAGAAATGGCTCAACCTAAAGAAGATTAATAATTTATATTCCTTGTAATATAATAAAATATATTATAAGGAATTAAATATAAGATAACTCGCAAGAACCTTATTGATGACAGAGAATAGAACTGTAGTCTAAAAGACTTTAAATCCAAGAATTGCCTATCATTATTGATGGAGAACTATTCTGTTTTTTATAAATATAACAATAATGATAAATAGGAGACAAATATGTCATCACAAATAACTACAGCGTTTGTAGAGCAATACTCTGCAAACATACAAATGTTATCTCAACAAATGGGATCACTTTTAAGAGACGCAGTTAGAAATGAATCTGTTACTGGAAAAGATGCTTACTTTGACCAAATTGGTAAAGTTACAGCAATTCTAAAAACTAGCAGACATTCTGACACACCACAAATCGATACACCTCACTCAAGAAGAAGAGTTAGTTTAGCAGATTATGAATTTGCTGATTTAATCGATCAACAAGACAAAGTTAGATTGCTAATCGATCCAACTTCATCTTACGCAAAAGCCGCTGCATACGCAATGGGAAGAGCAATGGATGATGTTATTATCGCAGCAGCACTAGGTTCAGCTAATACTGGAGTATCTGGTGGAACAGCAGTTGCATTACCAGCAGGTAATATTGTTGCAGTTGGTACTGGTGCAATGTCTATTGCTAAACTAGCATCAGCAAAACAAATACTTGATGCAGGTGATGTTGATCCTTCAATTAAAAGACACATCATTG